TTGATGTTATTGAACTTAATGTCAGCTTTGTTATGTTATATACCCGTTTACAGAGATAATCAAGTTAACAAAGATAAAAAATAATCTATAATTCACAGCATATTTATCAATGGGACTATTATGAACGAGATATTTTTTATTATTTTTTGTACATCTATTTTAATAACTTTTTCACTATTTTTAAGTAAGATATCACTCAATAGCAACTTAGAGGCACTTATAAAATATAATAACAAAAATCAAGTAGATGAAGACTCTAAGAAATATATAATAAATGTGGATCCTGTTTTTAACAAGACACTTCATAATCGTGAAAACGCTATAGAAAAGATATCACAAGTTCAGTTAGTTTTAGATAAAGACGAGATATATAAACGAACTATACTGAAATAATGGATCTATTTAATTTTTACTCCCGCAAATTCAAATGTGGCGAATTAGTCGCAGTATTCAAGACAGCAAAAAAGCTATTAGGATACGGTGTACTAATCTCACAGGTTGCACATACAGACTCACAGACAAACAAACAATCAACTAATGTTCTTTTGTCTGACTGGTCGGAAGGACTCGGAAACTCTGCGTGGATGACGTATGTCAACGATGAATTAATTATTGTAAATGAGTTCGATATGGAGAAGTTATAATGTCATCAGGACAACTAGTAATCGTATCAGCAGAGGCATCACAAGAACAATACGGAATGATTGTACAGGTGATGTCAAGCGGAGAGACAGAAGACTCGTATATAGTTCTTGTGGGAACTGAACTATTAATCTTAACCGGAGCAGACATTGCCGAAATATAAAATAAAAAACACATTATTGCGTAATATTTATAAATTGAATGAATTGTATTTCGTTATAGCACACAAAGAATTTAGGAAAAAATAAATGGCTTTTAACCCAGCAAACAACCCAACTCCATTTGGCGTATTTGACGACGATACAGGATTCCAATCAGAAGCTGATAACATGGTCACATTCGTCAAGCGAAAGCTAGGAGACGACATACTCAGTGTTGAACTGACACAAAAACAGATATGGGGCAACCTTGAAGAATCATTGTTCGAGTACGGCAGTATTTTAAATCAATATCAGACTAAGTCACAGCTCATGGAATTCATGGGCATGCCTGCAGCAGGTGAACTAGACGATTCTGGTCAGGAAATAGATCACTCACAAAAGTTCCCAAGAAGTAATTTAGAATATTTAACAAGGTTCGCAGAGCCATATGCAGCTGAAGCAGGTGTAGGTGGATCATACGACGTAATATCAGGGTCAATAGAGCTAGTTAGTGGGAAACAAGACTACAACTTGAACTCAGACCTCCTCGGTACAGAAAAAGACAGCGCAGGTAATCTTCTTCCATTGTTCGAAGGAAGTCAAAACAAAAACCCGAAAACTCGTCTAAAAATAAATGAAGTGTTCCATTACTCACCACAAGCCGCATACAGATTCTTCGACACAACATCAGCTGTCAACTATTTGAACAACGAAATGAGCTTTGAGTCGTTCACTCCTGAGACAATCTTTTATGTTCTACCTGTTTTCGAGGATATTTTGAGAGCATCTCAATTAGACCTCTCGAACAGAGTAAGACGCTCAAACTACTCTTACAAAGTCCAAGGTACGAGTCTACGCATATACCCAGCACCGACTTCGGAAAGTGCAAAGAGAATCTTCGTAAGCGTAAGGACACACAACAACCCAGTCGATACTGGGCACGAAGACGAGACAATCAATGGCGTCTCTAATATGAGTAACATACCTTTCGGGAACATACAGTTTTCAAAAATAAACTCAATAGGACATCAGTGGATCAGACAAATGTGCCTTGCACTATCAAAAGAACAGCTCGGATTGATTCGTTCAAAGTTCTCTAAAATACCAATTCCTGGTCAAGACCTAACGCTAAACGGGACAGAACTTGTAACCCAAGGCAGAGAAGATAAAAAAGATCTAATAACTCAACTAAAAGAAATGCTCGATAGTATGACATACGACAAGCTCATAGAGACACAAGCTCTAAGAGCAGAGAACATGCAAAAACAGTTGAAGTTCATACCAATGCCGAACGGTAAAGCCGTATTCATGGGATAAGCTGTGTCTAGATTATTTATTACAAAAAGAGAGATAGACTTTATCTCAGATATAACAAAAGAGGTCATCAAAGATGTTGTTGGCCAGCGTATATTCTATTACCCGGTCTCCATTGTGAAGACGCAGGTACATGATGTGTACGAAGAAGCTGTCAACAAGATATTCGAGACACCGATCGAAATAGACGCGCTTGTAGAATTCTCTCCAGAAGAAGTAAAGACGAACATCTTCGGGCATGAAGAGATATACAAACTAGACGTGTTCATACAGCATCGCGACTTGCTCGACAAAAAAATCAAATGTAAAGAGGGCGACTTTTTTAGCTATGGATCGATTTTCTTTGAAGTGCTTACTGCAACATTTATCAATAATGTATTCGGGCAGACAGAGCATTACACGGGAATAAAACTATCAGGCAAGCAAGCAAGAAAAGGACAAATCAATATGCCCGCACTTGGCCCTACGTCTGAAGAATATTCAGATGACACCGCTGTTCAAGAAGAATTCGTACAACAGCGTGGAATCGCAACTGATTCCGACGGGGACCCAACAGGAGACACCCGTGAGCTTACTGAGAAGACAGGTGTTCCACTTACAGGACCCGCAGGTGTTAAGGTATACGATGAGTCAGACGGTACAACAGATGGCAACTCTGATTCCGCATTCTATGGCGATGGTGAATAATGAGTGATAAAAAACTAAGAACAGGATGGGAATCAGGGAAGATTCCAGATGACTTTACGATCCCTTCATGCGGCATTGCTGACATGGACAGATCAATGTTCAATCTGTTCGATAAAGACATAGTCATCCAAGTATCAGTCGATGGCACAATGAAAAAAGTACCAGTTGTCTTCGCCTCAGGAGAGCGATTTGCAGTATCTCAGAGAAACAAGCCAATCCGCGATAAAAACAACGCATTAATTCTACCAATTATATCAATTCATAGAAAAAAGATAGACCACGGCGCAGATGTCGGTGGCTACGGATCAGGCATCTCCTCAAGAGAGCGAGGCGATCTTATCATAAAACGTCGACTCTCTAAAAAAGACGCAAACTATCAAAATATTATCAACCAACAAAAAATAAAAAATCAAGACAATGTATCGAACACTGGGAACTTCACACTAACTGATATAGCCCCCGGTAATCAAGCAGCTCAGGGTACAACAACGTCTAGAAGAAATAAAAACAATTTATCGAAGACAGTGGGCAATCCTACGCTTAAGCCTGATCTCAACGGTGATCACATCTACGAGATCATTACCATACCCTATCCAAAGTTTGTCAAAATAACGTACAGTATAACTGTGTGGACGCAGTATGTAACGCACGTCAATAAAATAATAGAGACGCTGTTTGCAAACTTCCCATCTATAGGACACAACTATCAGGTGACAACAGAATCAGGATATAAGTTTGTAGCTTACATGCAGACTCCACTGAGTTTTGATGATAACTTTACTGACTATGCAACAGAAGAACGTCTTGTCAAGCTTACGTTTGACATGGACTTACCCGGATACTTCGTCGCACCCCAGGACGTCCCAGGTAAAGGCTCACCATTTAGAAGTTTCGAGACGGCTCCGAACGTCGTTTTTGAAATGAAAGAGATAACAGCTGATCTTATTGAAAAAAGAGGACCGGATATAAGAAGTGGTGATGTAAATAAATTCACACTTAATAACCTCGAAGAATTAGACAAACGTGGAGATAAAGTCTTAAATAGAGACACAATTGATCTAAATGTTGTAGAATACGTCATAAACCCGTTCACGGGTGAGGAAGATAGGCAATTATCTAAGGTTCTTTCTAAGAATAGTCGTACCGGAGAGACTGTTGCAAGCATAAGAACGATAAAAGAGTTAGAAAACATCAATAACGAATAGTAACTTGGATTCTTTCGAAATATTTAATAATTGACGATTTTGTACTATATGTATAAAGAAAAAATAGGAGACATTTAATGTCAGAGCAAACTTTTAAATCACCTGGGTTCTTTGAAAGAGAAATAGATCTTTCAGGTACAAGCGCAAGCTCAGTCGGCACACCTGCCGGAGTAATAGGGACCGCTCAGAAGGGCCCTGCCTTTCTCCCAGTAACAGTAACTTCATTCGATGAATTCATCAGCATATTTGGTGAGCCAGACGGGAAACGTTTCGGCCCATATGCTGTAAAAGAGTTCTTGAAAAACCGTAGTGCGCTTACATATGTTCGCGTTCTCGGAGCTGGCGGAGACCCTACTGCAGGTACAAACTATGCAGGATTCAAGGTAGCAGGAGCTAACTTAGACGATACTGCAGTCACAGGCGATGACTCGCTCGAGATCGCAGCTGCAACAATCCGCCCTGTTGGGCACACACAGTTCATTCTATCAAAACAAGAAGCAAGCGCATATGAAGTTGTTGGCAACCCACTGTTTACTGATACATCAATAGATACAACTTCTGGGTTCGAATTAGTCCGTGGAATGCTTCTCATGCCTGTAGGCGTAAGGATGATGATTCATGATGATACAGAAATATCAGCGTGGACCCCCTCTCTAGCGACTCTTGACGATAAAATAGACGATGTAGCTGGCATAAGTACATTTAAACTAATACTATCTGGCGTTGCTGAAACAACAGACACATTCGTGGGAATAAAAGTATTTAGTGCTTCACTTGATCCAGATAGTGACATGTATATCAAAAATGTCTTAAACACTGACCCAACAAGATTCTTAGAAAAAGGTCACGTTCTTTACGCAGACTTCCCAGTAGAATCAGACATGGTAGACATAACAACAGAAGTAAAACTAGCATCAGACTGGGATAGCTTAACAGAAAAAGGCCTAGCTGGATTCGGCGATCTATCAGAAACATTCTCTAATGCTAAGACGACTTCATACATTTCACAACCATTTGGCACAAAAGAATATGATTTGTTTCATTTTGAGACGTTAAACCAGGGCGCGTCCATGAACGAACAGTTCAAAGTGACAATCTCTAACTTGAAATTCTCAGTAGACCCAGCAAACAAATGGGGAACATTTAGTGTACAAATCAGAAACTTTTTTGACACAGATAAGACAAAACAAATAATTGAACAGTTCTCAAACTGCAACTTGAACCCAGCTAGCCCAAGATACATTGCCAAAGTAATCGGCGACAAGAACGTATACTACAACTTCCAGGCAGGAAGCGAAGCCGAACGACGCATGGTAAAAACAGGCATGTTTAAAAATAAATCATCATTCGTTAGAATAGTAATGTCAAATGATGTGAAATCTGGAAATATTCCTGAAGAGACATTACCCTTCGGATTCAGTGGGTTGCCAACACTAGATGTATCTGTTAATAAATTGAATTCATTCACAGTAACTGACACAACAAATGCAGCCGGAGCTATCGCTCTTGCTCACATGCCGCCTATTCCATACAGATTCAAAGTGACTAAAGGATCACTCGCATCTACAGGGATAACTTACACAGGCACACCCGGTACAAATGAGTCAGTAGACTTACAACTTACCTGGGGGATCAAGTCAACAAGACTAAGCAAGACACTTACTAACCCATTGTTAAAACCAAATAAAGGCGACTTCAACCCACTATTACAGTCTTACGTCAAATTACTTGGAAAATCAGAAAAGCTAGTTGCAAGTGATAAATTCACACTTTCAAGAGTGGCAATATCTGCTCAAGCGTCTACTATTGACGTTGACCTTGGAACAGCAAAACAAGAGGCACTAAAGGCAACATACATCAGAAATGGTGATTACATGACCGCCGGAAATACAATATCAGACACTGTACCTACCGACTTGTCACCAACAGAATCTATAACAGCCATAGACACTCTATCAGGAAGCACAGGGTTTACAACAGCCGACGGCGATATTATTACTATAACAATGGATGATGGTATAACAGTAGTTACATCAACAAAAACTGCTGGATTATGGCCTGACACAGTAGGTTCTATTTACTCAATAACAGAAGATGGAACTAACATAACAATAACAACTGCTTCTGATAGCGCTGACTATAACGGTACAGCGACGTTAACAGACGTCTCTCCTGCCGCAGTATACAATCTTACAAACCTTACTGGCGCTCCTGGGATATTTGTAGATGCATCAGCAACAACACGTTACTCATTCGCTTCACTTGCGAACTACAAAGATAAATCACTTTTCAATGCTTATTCAAAATACATGAAGTTCACAAACGTGTTCTCTGGTGGTTTCGACGGAGTGAACATTTTAGACAAAGATATGGCAATGATGACTGATAAATCAACTTCAGTTGACACAGACGCCGGAGGTCTTGGTGGT